GTGTCTTCTTTGAATGAAATCTTTAATTTAGTTAACATATTATCACCTTCTTCACCAACTTTCTGTAAGAATTTTCTTGCCTTGATTCTGTCGTGATAGACAAACGTATGCATCTTACCACTTTTGTCATCTTTGACTGTGTAACCTTTTGAATCTTTCTTTACGATTTTACCCATGTACTTTGTACCAGTTTTATCGTAATAGTCTAATTCTAAACCGACTCTTGCCTCTTTCTTACCTTCAGTACCCATACCATGTCTAGCTGCAGTCCTGTAGTTCTCTTTGATTGGTTCTGCATTACCACCACCATGGTCTTCTGCAGTCTTCAATGTTGCTAATTGTTTGTACAGTGGTGCAAGGTCATGATTTTCATCTTTAGTGAACTTTGCAAAAAGACTTATTTTATATGCACTTGAACCTTCTTGAGGTGTTCCGAATACTTTGTTTCTTGGGTTATCTTTGATATCTAGTTTATGTTTTTTAGAGTAATCCATAACCATTTTCTTTGCCTTTGCAAAGTCTTTCTCTTCTCCATTTCCTCTGAACTGGATATACATATCGGTAACTCTTTCATATCCTCTCGGCATGTAAGGTTTAAATTTCTCATCAAGGATATCTAGTATGAAATCTTCTGCATCATGTTTACCACTGACTTCACCAGTTTGTGATGCCCAAGTTAATAATTCATCCTCTACTTTAGAAGGTAAATCTTTGTTATTGTTTCTGAAATCATCAATTGCACGTCTATGTTTTGTGATAAGTTTTTTCCAGTCGTTATCTCTTGGGAACATTTTGATTACTTTTTTGTAATCTTCTTCTAAAGAATTTACAATTTCTTCTTTGTTTAAAATCTTCTGAGTATTTACTTTACCAATAAGTTGTAAGATAGTGTCTCTTGACTTAAGAACTGCTTCGTAATCTTTATTATACTTTGTGTTTGTAAGTTCTTTATCACCCATTTTAGCAATCTTTTGATAACCTTTTAGAACTGATTGCATTTCTTTAGATAGTTTCTTTAATGCATCAACTTCTTGTTGTTTGATTTCTGTTATAGTTTCTTCTTTAAACACATTTTCAACTGATGACATAAACTTCTTTAATTTATTTGCATCACCTGATACAACAACTCCGTCTTTACCTGACCAAGAAATTTTAGTTTTCTTTGATGTTAGTCCGAATTTACTTGCCATTTTAGTAACAAGATTTGTTTGAAGTTTATCATCAACATGGATTACCATGTCTGCATTTTCTGATACAGTTTCTTCTTTAATTTCCTTTACTTCAAACTCTTCGTTGTAAGGGAAACCTTTTAGAGGATTATCGAATACTTGTGTGAATTGTTTTTTTGCATTAAGTTTCTTCTTCTCATTCTGAAGTTGAAGACCTTCTACATATTCTTCTACCTTCTGGCCAGGTGTGTCGTGTTGATATGCAAGTACGATTTCGGGTGTTCCCTGTTCCCATACTCCGTTGTTAAATTTATTTCCTTTTGCCATTTGGTAAACACCCCTTTTCCTTTAGTTTGTCCCTCATACGAGGTTCTTTTCTGTTGTAATTCTGAGAAACAATACTAAGATTAGACTTATCGTTGTTCATAGGATTGTTATCCTTATGATGTACGTCTTTATCTGCAGTAAGTTTCTTACTGTTCTTTAAACTTCTTCGTGCTTCATTTCTCTTTGCACGTCTTTTAATCTGTTTAGGGTCTGAGTGATAATTCTCATATTCCTTTTTGTAATCTCTATCCTCTTCGACTTCTTCAGATTTCTTATTTCTTTTATCATAGTCTTTGATAGATTTTCTTGCAATTTTCATCATTGCCTTTTGATGTGCTTTCTGTTGAGACTTAGTTTTGTCTCTTAGTCTCTCTGCATATCCTTCTTCTAACTCTTCACCGAACTTAAGGAATAATCTGTGTTTGTCTTGTCCTTTATCGGTTACTTTATGTCCAACCATTGCACCTAATGTATTTATGATTGATACACCTTTTTCTTGGTTCTTTAGAAATTCTTTCTCAACCTTGAGTCCAATCTTCTTTAAAATAACACCCAAAACATCTCTATAGTCTGAAACATACTTACCTTCTTCTACCGATTCGTTGGAAAGTCTATCTCGTTCTGACTCCCCGTCCTTTTCTTTTGAAAGTTTTTCGTTATCTCTTTCATGTCTCAACTTAAGTGCTTCAAGTTCTTTCTCTTGTTTCTCTTTAAGTCTTTCCATCTCTTCGACTTGTTTTGCTTTAAGTTCTGCTTGTTTAACTGCAACATTTTCGTTGACTGTTTCTTCGGGAACACAATTGGGCACCATTTTGTCCCCTTTCTTTTTCATACCTTTTTGTGTGTATCCGTCCCAACATTCATCTTGTTCACCCATGACCAAACCACTTAACTGTTGAACTACAACTGTTAATTGTGAAGTGTTCATTGTTGATAATGCTTCTAATTGTTTTTTACTAAGACCTTTAATTTTCGATAGTACCTTTTTGACATCAACTGATTCTTCGATTGATTCACCTCTGACTTTCTTTGCAAGGTCTTGGTCTGCACCACCCCATGTTCCTTTACCTTTAGTGATAAAAGAATTAACACGTGCCATTGCCCATTGGGGTGCAGTTGCGCCAGGTCTATGACCAGTCTTATATGCAGCTAATCCTCTATCGTAAACTTTCTTTAAGATAGATTTAGAGATACCCGATTTTTTTGCTTTTGCATCGAGTCCTTTATCTTCATTAAACATTCTATCAAATTTCATAGTGTGTTTAGACTTTTTAGTCTCTGCAGATGCATCGCCAGGTGCTGGGCCACTCTTTTTTGCTTTGAAGTGTGCATCTCTTTTATCTTTTGTGGACTTAGACATATCTCCTGCATAGTATTTTGCAGGTTGAGTTCCATCCTTGTCTTTGACATCTTTGTCTTGTTTTACTTCGTTGAGTATCTTATCTAATAAATCCATAGTACTATTTATGATTTCTTTAACTGTAGTTCTTGGTCTTTCCACTTCTTTGCAAGTTTATTACTTGGGAATGAAGTAGTCCATCTCAAGAGTTTTGCATAGAGTTTGTTTGCTTTAGTTTGTAGTGATTTTAAATCATCATCATTTGATACTGATAAGAAGTCACCTTTGAATATTCTCTGTAATGCTATCATGTTTCGAGTTGAATTATTCCAATCTTTCTCTACTATTTCGGGTGGTAATTTCCTTGGTCTCTCTGCATTTCGTTTTTGTGCAAATGCAAGTGATGTACTAACATGTATCATCTTAGATTCGTATCCAATACCATCTAACATTTCTTTGTATTGTTTGACTTTATCTAAGTTTGCACTGGTAGTGTCAAATATCAATCCAAGTCTACCATCAATATACATATCCATACCCTTTCCAGTCACCCTTTTTGCATTTGCACGGATAGGGTCTACTTTACTAAAGTCTGCACCTCTAAGGTCAAGTGTCATTCCTGCTTTCTTTAGACCTAGTTCAAATGCTTTATCTGTATTTACTAGTTTAAGACCAAGTGATTTTAGTGCAAGTGCATCAACTACTGTTGACTTACCACTGCCTGGCCCTCCACTAAAGAAAACTGCTTTGAATGTGCCAGGGTCATAGACCCCTTCTGTAATCAAATCTTCATACATGTATGTGGGTAGTGTACCTTCTGCAATACCCATTCCCTTTCTTACTGCTTTATAAAGTAGTTCTTTGTCTTTCTTGTTTCTTGTTGGAACACCTTCTGCAAACTCATCATACCTTCCGTCTTGTGCAAGACCTCTAAGTTTTGATGCACTCATTCCACTAGTGTCATCTGCATCGGGGTCTCTCTCTCCTGCAGATACAACAAGAATGTCATCAAACTTGTAGTACCCATGTCGTGCTTTGACTCCGTTATACTTTTTCAATAACATTTCAAACTCTCTGATTCTATCTGAACCAACTACCATTTTGATTTTGTTATACTTTTGGTTGTGTAACTCTACTGCAATTTCAAATACAGTTCGTGTTTGTGAGTCAACAATTATCCTACCAAAGAACTTTCTTAAGAACTTAATCTTATCTCTATGACTTAAAGGATTCTTCTTTGTATCGGTTGAATGTGATGTAAAAATCAATGGAGTATATCCAGTAGATTCCTGTTTGAGTTTGTCTACTAACTTAGCATGACCTGTTGTAGGTGGATTGAATCTTCCAAATGAAAACACTGCACCTTTATCTGTTGCTTCTGTTAAGAATTTATTAAATGTTTTCATTAGGTATTATCCTGTATTTAAGTAAAGGTTTACCATTAATTGTAATGTCTCCCTTTTCGTTCTTACCTATATCTTTAACAACAATTTTCTTGTTCTTAAATTTACCACCAAGTATAGTATCACCTATATTTATACGGACTCTAATATCCTCATTGAACTGACCAAATGATTTCATTACTTGTCCCAGTCCTTTGCAACAGTAAAGTTGTTGAATGCAAACTCCATTCTATCTACAAGTTTTACTGCTTTACCATTAGTATCAATTGCAACATAACCTTCGGGGTTTACCGTTTCAAATCCTGTTGCAGTCTTCTTAAAAGTACCGATTGATTTGACTCTGTTTAATGCATTGATAATAAGTTGTTTTGATATCACTAATCCATTCATGAATTTAGTTAGTGCTTCTATAGTTGTTTTAAGACCTCTAAGTTCTGCATAGACTTGTTCACCAATCTCTTGTTTGATTTGTTTAGTCTTTTCCATCTTAACCTTTGCAACTACTTTATCTCTCCAGTAGTTTTCAAAGTGTTTTAGATATCCCTCATAGGTTGGGTTGAATTTTCCTTGTCTGATTTGTGCATTACAGTATGTCTTATAAGATGCACCAGCACCTTTTGCATTAATCATCTCTTGCACTTTTTGAAATTTAACTAAGTTTGGTTTTGTAATCTTATGGAATTGTTTACCTGTTGCACTTAGTGTTTGTGTTAACTTTAATGTTTCCTTTGCAGTCATCGAACCTTTACCACTGACATCCTTATATGATGCATCGTCTACCCATACATCACTGCTCTTACCCAACTTAGATGTATCTGCACCGAATGATGCACTTAGTGTTTCAATACTAGTCCCCGAATAGGTTGTGTGAAATACTATTCCTAGTTTTGCACGGTCAATTTCTTTACCCACTTCAGAATCTTTCTGAATTGCATACAAGATAGTGTTGGGTTGGAATGTGATGAAGTCTTCTCCATCAATAGTTTTCTCATTTTTATCATCAGTGAACATTAAATCGCCCTGCAATATATCAGAAAATGATAGTGCAGACAAATACTTGTATGAGTCTAAAAACTTAGATTCTAATGCACCACTTAGTTCGGGTGCATCTTTAATTTGTTGTTCTGAAGTATAGAACTTAGGTTCTTTATTAAATAAGGATTTCTTTGCAACAAAGAATTGATTGGTTTCGGGGTGTTTACCACAAAAGATTGCAGGAGCTCCATCCCACTTAACAGTCATATTAACACTCTTCTTAGAGTTTCCCTTCATCATGTCTCTAAGACCCTGTAAGAAGTTTATAGCTGCACGACCACCATCGATACCATTGTTGATGATTTCATCTTCTAAGTGTTCTAAATGTAAATTTTTAACTGCCATATAGTAGATTATACACGAAAATGTGTATCCTGTCTACTATTTATAAGATTTGGAAAGGTACTTTACGAGATTAAGTTGTCCGTCATATGGGCAATTAGTGCAGTAAGGTCGTCAATTTTGGTTTGAATATTACTTAAATGTGTAGAAGTTGGTTTACATGTTCCATTTGGATGAACAACTCCATTTACTACTTCATTCCAAACATTATATCCTGTAGATTCATCACCCGAACCATCAACATATGCTATTGCATTTGGGTTATCAGTTCTCCACTGAGTGTAATATGCAAGTCTACCTTCTCCTGTAAAACTGCCTGATGCAGGAAAAACTCTGTCACCATTATCATCCGTTTGTGGAAGTAGTGAAAGGTTGTATGTTTTATTAACATTACTATGCCAATCATGTAATTCCTGTAAATAACTCTTTTCTTCTGTCAATGAATCAATTGATGATTGTGGGTATGTTTCTGAATTTGGCATAAGTCCTCTAAGTGTAAGTTTATGTACCTATATTTATACTTTTGATAGTGGTCGAGACGATAGTTTATCTTCAATTTTATTCAATTTTTTAGAGATAATTTTACTTTCGTCTACCTGTTTTGTTTTCTTTGCATTGCGAAGTTGTTTTTTCAATTCAATTCTAGATTGAATTAACTCTAAAACTTCTGATGCTGTCAAACTCTTCTTCATAATAACAACACTATTTAGTGCATCTATTCCACCTTAAATGAACTATAATCTCTTCTTTGACCATCATTCCTTCCTCTGTCATGAACTGGAATAGAATCATCAACACCAGTGTTCTCAAACAACTCTTCTTGTGCTTCTTGTTCACAATCATATAGTTTCATACGACTTCTATCAACACCTATAACAAACCTTTTGAATATGGTTGGGTCATTGTATCTATTCTTTAACTGTTTCACTACCATTTGGTCTAACTCTTCTAGTTCTTCTGAAGATATCAGTGCAAACATAAAGTCTGCAGTAGCAGGTAAACCAAAGGACTCCGAAGTATCTGTAAGTTCCACATCTGTTGAACCATAACCACTTCTTGTTGTTTGGGTTGCACTCATGATTGGTACATCAAACTCTACTGCAAGTCCTCTAAGTTCTTCTGCAATAGATTTGATAAGTGTATAACTGTTTGCACCACTGCCTGGCTTGACTCTTGCACTTGCACATATGTTTAGATAATCAATATAAATCATATCGGGTTTGAAATCTTTCTTAATACTAAGTTCTTGTAATAGATGTCTGAAGTGTCCTACGTGTGCTGATGCAGTAGGATATTCTTTTACAATAAGTTTACCTTTTGTCTTCTCTGCAATTTTATCAATCTTCTTATCAAAGAGTTTCTTAGATAGGTCGGGTAAATCTTTCATAGGAATGTTCAATGTGTTTGCATCAATCCTTTCTGCAATTCTTTCCTCTGACATTTCAAGTGTAATGTACAATACATTCTTGTTCATCATAAGATTTGCAGAAGCACAATGACACATAAACAATGATTTACCAACACCAGTTCCTGCAAGACATATGTTTAATGTCTTATTGGGTAAACCACCTTTGGTAATCTTGTTGAAATATTCTAGGTCAAACGGGAGTTTCTCTTCTTCTGTATGATAAAATTCAAATCTATCGTCTGAATTTTCAATAAAATCATGACCTATGTTGGTGTCAAAAGACACCGAAAGTGCATCCTTTAAAAGTTCGGGTATCTCACCTGTTGAACGCTGAGAGGTTTTATCTATGACTTCAATGGAATCCATGACTGCAATATAGATTGCTCTATCTTTGCACCATTGTTCACATTCGTCAACCAACCAATCTTGAGGGGTTTCCTCTGTCTTAGTTCCAAAACTGTTTACTATAGATTTTGACCCTTTCAATACACTCTCGTTTAACGATGTGTTATTGTCTAGGTTAATGAGAAGTGCTTCTACAGTTGGGGTTTTGGTGTATTTTTCAAAGTATGAATATACTTCTTGAAATACAGTTCTCTCATCATTCTCGGTGAAATACTCTCCTTTAAGAAAAGGAAGCACCTTCCGTGAAAAAGTATCACTCTGAATCAGATTCTTCAGTATTGTCTGTTCTATTCTCTGTTCCATATTTAAAGTATTCCTGTGCATGTGTCTCTAATCTTTCCATTACATCGGGTGTAAAGTATTTTTCGGGATTGTTATTAATTGTCTTACCAAATTCAGTTTTACCGTTTGGTAGTTTAACTCTTGTAGATGATTTCTCAAATACTCCAAATGCAAGTGCCATGTCTAATAGACCATAGTACCTGTCCAATCCTTTATCGTATGATAATCTAACATCAACCACTCTATTTTCTACAGTCAATCTTGACTTTGCATTTTTACAGTGAATGATATTACCAACGATTTCTGTACCTTCTTTTTCTTTTCTCTTAGAGAGATAGACGATTGAAGAGGCTGCATATTTGAGACCACTTCCACCACCCATTTCTTTTTGAGGGAACATAGAACCAATCACATCATAAGTGTGATTCGTTACAATCATCGGGACTCCAACTCGACCTAGTTTTAACGTCAATACTCTAAATGCACCTTTGGTGATTTGAGCACGAGTCATATCTTTGGTCTCTTTACCTTCTGCAGTGTCTTCGATTTCTTTGGTTGTTGATAACATACCAAGTGAATCTAAACAGAACATCATAGGTGGACGTTTATCCTTTGGGGTCTCTGCATACTTATCCAGTATACTGATTGCTTGATTTCTGAACTCTTGCACTGTAACAACAGGAACAATAACAACTCTTGATGAGTCTATTCCTCTTGATTCAATCATATCTTTCGATATTGCAGATTCAGATTCAAAGTAGATTACGGCTGCATCTTTGTTATCTTCTAGGAATTGTTTTACCATACCTAGTGCAAAGAATGTTTTACCTGTTGCAGATTCACCTGCAATTGCTGTAATCTTGTTTGAGGGAAGTCCACCATATAGTGAACCACTTAATAGTGCATTGAAGATATGAGAACCCGTATCAATAAACGAATCTACATCTCCTGCAGCAACACCATCAGAAACTATATTTGCATATTCGTTTCCCGATGCCTTTACTAAATCTTTTAAAAATGACATAACACTTCTCCTAATGTATACATCTATTATACACATAGGTTAAGGTTTTGTAAATAGGGTTTTTTAGTTTTTTTTGTGGTCTTCTATGCAGTCAAACTTAATATGTTCTTCCATCATAGTTTTGATTTGTTTGATTTGCACTTCCATGAACATGATAAATGTAAATCCAAAAACTATTGAGAGTATGTAAAAGCAGTCTAATGCATCCAAAGTCATCATGATACTTTATCTATTTGTTCTTGGGTCACATATCCAGTCTCCATAACGACCTTTCTGTTATCCATGTGTTGTTGTTCGACTAAGTCTTTATTTTCTCCAGTGTAAGGAACTGCATGACAATCATCAATCATTTTCTGATTAACATTGAGTTCAGCATCATCGTTATGAATATAGATTTCACCAAGGATTCTTCCGAACTTACCCTTATCATGTGAAATAAGAGAAATAGACTCTGCACTTTCTAATAGTTTCTTTAAGTGTTTTTTAGATGCTTTACCAAAGAGTTTTTCTACCTTATCTCTAGTTCTAGATTCTGGCGTATCAATTCCCATCATACGAACTCTTTGTTTTTTGTAAGACATACCAAAACCTAAATCGATGTCTACATCAAGGGTGTCGCCGTCTACTACTTTCACTACTGATACTTTATACTGATACATAGTCATATTTATCCGAAAAAGGAATCTAAGGATGCCACTGGTTCAACATTCCAACCAATTTTGCTGATAACTGCATTTAATGGTTCTATGAATGATTTATCAAACTGTTTGTCGTAATCAATATAATTCTGTAAGTCAAACTCTTTTGGTAGAACATTTGAGTATGATATTACATTCTCATTCATCTTGTTGGGTAGTTTGAGATAGGTAAAGAGAATTTTGTTTCCACTTCGGATGTTCTCGTATCGTTTATCTATGTTTAGTTTCTTAAGTTGGTGGTTGTAAAGTAAAGCACCTCTTACGTGTATGGGTGTTCCCTTAGAGTAAATAGATGTTGGGTCTGAATATTGTTCAAGGTTATTACAACCTCTCGGTGAACTCATCTTCTCAACTGGAAGGTTTCTAAAATCCTTTCGTGCAGTCTCTACGAAATCCCATAGTTCTTGTTCAGTTCCATTCATAACAACTTTGAATGCATCTGTAAGTCTGCCTCTGACCCATTCGGGTGTAGATGATTTTGCAGTTTCAATACCCATCATTTTCAATTTAGGTTCTTCAAACCTAACACCTTCAGAGTCAAATACATTTAGAATGTATCTTTTCTTTGCAGTCCAAATACCTCTATCTGCAATTACCTCACGTCCCATTTCCATCTTCTGTTGGAATGCATTAGTATAATCTGCAAGTTCATCATACCCTTTGGATAATATGCCCTCTACTTTCTCCCTTCCTATAGTGTCAAGAAAGTTGATAATTTTGTCCTTATCCGTATTTTCGGGAAACACTTGTGACACTAGTTTATCAAAAGTAATGTAAACTGAGTCGGTATCCATTGCAATTACATAATCTTCGTCTTCTGTTTTAAGGACATTGTTCATCCAATTGTTTATTGTTTTCTCTGCAACCTTAATAACTAACTGACCCGACATGGTAATTGCTTCTGCAAGGTTTGGGTCAAAGAATGCAAAGTATTGATTTGCAAGAGCCCCATATGCAGAGTTAAGTGCAATCTTTCTTACCTGTTGATTATTGTATGCACGTTTGATGAGACTCTCTAATTCTTTTTTTCGTTTAGGTTCTTTACATGATTCCTTTTCAATCTGATACTCAATCATCTTCTTCTTCCACATCTTACGTTCATCATAAAATGTTTCCATGAGTTCGGGAAGGAATCCTTGTTTGTCACGTTTGAACATTACTCCATTAGGTGCAACTGTTCTGTTGGACTTCTTAAGTTGGGATAAGTCTGATTCACCATCAAGCATATTCTGAATGGTTACATCCATTCTCTGACCACCTTTGATTATTGTCTCGGGTGATATGTTGAACTGCATGATTAAATGTGGATAGAGTGAGTTTAAGTCAAATGACATTACCCAATCATGTTTCCCTACAATAGGTTCTTTGACATATGCACCGACAATAGAATGTGTCTTGGTTTGTTTTAATTTTTGTGGTGGTGTTTGGATGTTTTGTTTCTTAAGGAAGTTGTATATAATAGTTTCCCAGTATTTTACCATTCCAAAAGTATCAGAGTAATTACACTTGGCATCATATGACATCGTCATAGTCAATTCTAGTAGTCCAAGTTTTTCTTCTAAGTCTTCTACGAGAACAACATCCTGCACATTATATGCAAGGTACTTAGAATAATCATTCTTGTAAAGTCCATGTAGTGAACCATGTTCCGAGTAATCTAGTTTTGCTTTACCCAATTCAACATGGGAAATGTGATTCAATGAATATGATTCTTGATTGACGAAAGTTCTCTTCTGATACAACTCCATGTAATCAATAACATTGATTCCATACAAAGTGTATTTCTGATTCTTCTGATATCCATAGGAAGTGAACTCTCTAAAATCAGACATATTCCAAGGTGATAATCTTTTGTGTTGGTCTTCTCCAAACAATCTATCAATACGATTACAGAGATATGTGATATCAAACGAATCTACATTCCAACCAGTAATGATATCATAGGATGCCTTTCTCCAGTGTTTGATAAACTCTTCTAGTAAGTGTGCCTCGTCTTTACATTCATAGTAAACAACATTGCTAGGACATTCATCCCAACGACCAATACCAAATGTATGTGCATTGTGTCTGAATGGTTTGATTGTTATTGCATTGACCTTTTCTTGTGCAATGGTTGGTTCGGGAAATCCATTTTCTGATTCACACTCAATGTCAAGTGTTGCAATTTTTACTTTGGTATAATCCCATTCAACTTCTGTTGGCCACTTGTCTGCAATATAGGTGTAGATGTATCTGTCATACCCATGGATATCAAATCCTTGTGTTCCTGCATACTGTTCTCTAAACTTTCTTGCACCACCCATTGAGTTAAGTTCGACAACTTCAAGTGGTCTACCGTCTAAAGACCTGTAAGCAGTATCCCCTTTCTTAGATTGGACAAAGTGTTTAGGTCTGTAAGATACAGATAGTTTTTGTTTTTTGTTTCCTTGATATCCAGTGACTAGAATTTTGTCACGGGTTCTGCAGACATTAGTGTAGAAATCCATGTAGTAATTATACTATACGGATACTATTCTGTCAATGTAGTTTGGGGTTTTTGATTTAAAATACTTTGGACTGCATCGTACTTTTCTTTTGCAGTTGCATATTTTTCTACTTGAGTATCAAGTGCTTCTGCAACATCGGGATGTTCTCCGATACCTGCAGGATTGTTTTGATAAACTTTGATGTTTGCCATTGCAATATCCATTTGACCTTGATATTGTGATTGTAATGCTTTTAATAATGTTTCTCTACTCATAATGTTGCTGCTGGTGTTGGGGTTTCTATAGGTGTATGTGTGATACCTCTTGTTCCTAGTTCTGTTTTTATTGTATTATATGCAGATACTAAATCTGAATCTGATGAGATATCGATATCATCACATCTGTTTAAAAAATGTTGTAGTTGTAAATTTACATAATCCAAGTCTTCAGTCTCATCTATTAGAGCAAGAAAGTTAGTTCTATTTTCTGATAAAAAATCTATCATCTTTTGTTATTACCTGTTCCTACTTTATAGTTTGTAAGTAGTTGGGGTTTGACATCAAACATTGTAATTATGTTTTTTCTGTTAAGTTTAAATTCATATTTCATTGAAAATGGAATCCAGTCAGCAAGTAATACTTCCATTCTACCTTCATCAACACTGATAACACATTGTTGTGGTTCTGTAATAGTTATATTACCTAAAAAGTCTGACTTAATTTGACCCATGATTATATCACCACCAATCAATTTTACTGCTTTAATATTATCCACAGTTTCTTACCATCTCTTGTAGTTCAACACTTCGTCTTCCTACCTGTCCGAACCATTTAGAATCTTCCATTTCAACTGCAACCTTTTCCCAGTCACATGAAACAACACCTTTCCACATGTTATTAAACTTACTGAATCTTGTTCCACCTAAGTTAAATGTCATGTTAACTAAAACGTGTTGAATGTCTTCGGGTAGTGCATAGAAATCTTCTCCACCTTTTGATTCAAATACATGAATGGTTTCTTCTACGTGCTTATCAAAATCGTATTCATAAACATCATCTACTCTTTCTTGTGAAACTGGTGTTCCAACTGGTAGACCATGTTCATCATCACTATCTTTAATCAAGTGGCCCACTCCAAAAGTTAAGTATCCTAATGAGTCTTCGTAAATTTCGAGGACTTCTCCCTCATGTCTCTTAATCTGTTCTTTCAATATCTCTTTGTTCATTCTCTTTCCTTATTTGTTCCTGCATGACTTCGACTAGAATATCACCCATGAGTGTATTTAATTCCTTATTATTTAGTAAATCTGTAAGTGCTTCTTCTGAGTTTTCAACTCCGTTTGGTAATCTTCTTATGGTTCTTTCAAAGTTTAAGTGTGGTTTACCGTCCTCCATATGAACCTTACCATATTGATAAACTAAACCGTCCCATTCACCTCCAGTTAGTTCTATCCCTGCATCATCTTGATGAGGATTTTCTACAACTCTGTAAACTTTACTGTTAAATAGTTCAGTCATTTTAACTGAAGAATGTATCTAGATTACCGTGTTTGTCTCTATGATGATGCCCGATAGGATTCTCTGTTTTACCTCTTACACCTTTTGTTGCAACATCACTTCCACAATATGCAACACAAGTATGTCTAACACCTGTTCCTTCTATTTGGGTAACTCCATGTATTTCATTTGAGTCTGCAATAATTACATCACCATCGTCAGCATCAATTCCTATTCCATATCTCGGGAATGATAAGTATGCACCTTTGTAATCTCCACAACGGAATACACACATGGTTGTCATACCAAAATCTAAATCATCACCATCGACATGTGCAGACATTTTTCCTGCACCTTCTACATAAGAATATTTGTTTGCAGATATAGAAGTAAAGGGAGCTCCTTTTAATGTGTATTGTGATTCAACACATTCATCACAAAACTCTCTTTGTTTTTGCCATACCTCTGGCGCACCTTTCTTTAGTGCAACCTCATTTAGTAATGCTATGTCTTGCATCTTCTCCCATTTCTCTTTGTTTCTTGCAAGTTTAGACCAACCACTTAGTCCAATCATTCCTGTAAATCTTCCTCTCTTATGACCCATAAAAATAGAATGGATAGGATTTGCTTCTGCAATACGATTAAACTGACCATTTTTCTTTATTGGATAATATGAGTTTGCAGTTCTCATTTTATAATGAACACCTTCAATCAAACCTTTCCTTTTCATTTCTTCATGGTCTATAGGGCCAGCTGCATTTGCACGAAGTGTAGATACTTCTTCTATAGATTGAACTGTTTCTCTAAGTTCTTCTAACTGTTTACCTTTGTAAACACCTTTAACAATACATGCTAGTAATGGTGGTTCTTCTCCGAGAGTTGATACTGGTTTATAGATTTTAGTTAACTCATCTGTTGTTCCTACAGTAGAAACCAAATCAGTAATCTCACTTCCATCTAACCACTGTCCATTGTATTTTTCTTTAGTCCATGCAAAACCATGGTCAACCTTTGGGGTGTGTGTTCTAATTGACATTGTACTTCTCCAATATATTTGTATTAACACTTTCTACAAGTGTCCTTAAGCATAAGGGTGCAACCATTAATCCTATCCTTGCACCTTTATCATTATAGTCTCCAGTTGATTTATAATCATCGGGTAACGTCATAATTCTTTGTAGTTCTTTTGGAGTATATATTCTTTCTCCACTTGGATGGAAATGATTACCACCCATAAATTTTGGTTGACAACCTTGTTCAGTCAACGAATGGGCTGCTTGTTCCCACGGAACTATTCTTGACATGTAGTATGAGTGTTTCTCATCTTCGGGGTCTATGATTCCATTTTTGATTTGTGTTTTGAACCATGGGCCAACTATATCATCCCCAATACTTATAACTCTATTTCTGTCATTGATTCCTCTCATTCCTAAACATGGGCCAGAGTTTGGAAAGTCGGGATGAGTATCAAATCCAAATACCCAATGTGCTTTAGAAGATGTTCTCATTGCTTCTTCTAAGTAAGTTGCATCTACTATATTCTCTTCATCATCTTGTAGGTCTTCGATTGCATCTCTTACAGTCCATTCTTTATCAGATGGTTCGGGAAAAACACTTCCTAATACCATCCATGGCATTCCTATTTTATCTAACACATCATTACGAACTGCAAGTATGAAAGTTCTTTCCCTTTTTTGTGGGACTCCATGTTCTTGTCCTTTCATAACTTTATAGACTGCAGAATAACCTTCTGCTTCAAAGTCTTGAATCATTCTGATTAGATGGTCTTTTGCATAATCCATTGTAAGACCTTTTACATTTTCACATATGACAACTTTGGGTTTAAGTTCTCCAGTAATTCTAATTACTTCCCAAGTCAAATCTTCAATGTTAGTTTGTTTCATTCCGTATGCAATTTTTTCCTTGTTCCAACCTTCACGTTTAGAACCTGCCATAGAGAATGGTGGACATGGAGGACTTGCATCTAAGATATCTATCTCTCCAACTTTAAGTCCACTAAGTTCCATAATACCCTTACCCGTAACTTCTTTAATGTCTTTGCATTCATGAATTGTATTGGGAAAGTTTTGAAGGTAGGTATCAACATGTAGTTGTTGAAACTCATTCATATATCTACAGTCTCCACCTTCGAGTTTGTAAGCACAAGAAGAACCTCCACCACCAGCAAAAAAAGTTATATAGTTAAACTTCTTTTGTGCAGAGTTTTCTTCTAAGTCTTTAAGAGTATATCTGAAATAATCGTTCATTACAATGTATTTAGCACATTCTCGGGTGAGGAAACTTCATAAGGGTCGGATTCGACATTATCACCAAAACCTTCTTCTATGAATATTTTTTCTACTTTGCCATCATTAATTACTAATGCATATCTCCAAGACCTGTATCCAAATCCTAAATTAGATTTTTTACATTCTGCACCAATCATATGAGTGAACTCTCCATTCCCATCGGGAAGTGGAAAAATATTAGTAATGTTTTGTGATTCAAACCACGAGTTCATTACGAATGTATCGTTTACGGATAAACAATATATCTCATCGATTCCTTTTTCTTGGAACTCTGCAAACTTTTCTTCAAAGCCAGGCAATTGTTGTGTTGAACATGTTGGTGTGAATGCGCCAGGCAATGCAAATAGTATTACTCTTTTATTTGCAAATTGTTCTTTTGTGTTTAGTTGAACGAAATCACCATCAACTCTTATTGTTAAGTCTACGTTAGGTACTTCTTGTCCTTCAACTAAAGGCAGACCCATATGTACTTCTTCCATTTTTTTCTCCATAATATAAAAAGATACACCCATTATACAACATAACAGGTGTATCTGTAAGAGGGTTTTAAGAAATTTTTATTTCTTGAGGTTTGTCTTCTTCAGGCACAATTCTCTCTAAACTGACACTCAAAATACCATTCTTCATGTCTGCACCTTTAACGATTATATCGTCTGCAAGTGTGAATGTTCTTTTGAATGAACGTGATGCAAGTCCTTTATGGACATACTCAAGTTCCTCTCCATCCTTTTGTTTACCTTCAATTGCAAGAACTTCTTTCTCTTTTGAGATTGAAATATCTTTCTTATCAAATCCAGCTACTGCAAGTTCGATTGCAAAGTTTTCTGCATCGTGTTTTACAATATTGTAAGGTGGATAGTTTACATTAGAATGTGTATCTGCACGTTCTAATAGTTGTAGAGTTCTGTCGAACCCGATTGCGAATGGGAATGATTTCCCGAAGACATCGTCATAGATAGTCATAGTTTTCTCCTTTATTAAGCAAGTTTATAATGTGCAACCTCTAATGAGCATTGCATTAATGTTCGAGAACCGAGCTCTTTTGAAGAAATGGGGTCACTTGATGTCGGCGTTGCCCAATCCAAGTTCCAAATCCGAGCTCTTTTTAAGTTCTCTTACAATGGTATTTATAACACCATACTACTATTATAAGGACTTTTTCTAAAATTTCAAGGGGGTTTTATCTTTTATTGCAATATTTTTTTGCCTGTTTTACTTGGTCAAAGTTATTTGCAACTACTATGGACATAAGAAAGTTCATTTCGTGGAATGTATCTTCAGTTATTTCGTTGTTTCTTCTATCCACCTCAATAGCAGGTATTAGAATTGCAGTCTTAATTGCAAACATTCTAGCAACTGAAGGAGACTCTCCTACGATTGGATTCATTTCTACGACACAATCGTATTTAAGTCCACGATATGTAGAATAGATATCTAGTAGTTGAAGAGTATAGAATGCAGTCCAGTCAAACGTACTAGGTGGTTCAGATAGTGTAAACCACGACTGGTTCTGATTTTCCTTTAACTGTAATAGAGTCGACTTTAGTGAATGTTCTGTTTGGACACTGGAGATATGTTGCTTCGCCCAACAACACGTCCACCCCCTCATAATTTCTTGTTTGTCCTTCGAGTCTAGCACCAAGGTTGACGGCATCTCCAATGACGGAATAGTCAAATCTAAGTTCTGACCCCATGTTTCCAACGATACACTCCCCAGTGTTAATACCAATACCCACATTGATAGGAGGGAGGCCGAGTGGTTTGAGTTCTTCATTAAGTTCCTTGGTTGCAATTAGTATTTCTTCTGCAGACTTGACTGCCATCTCGGCATGGTCGGGACAATCCAAAGGTGCATTCCAAAAACTCATAATACAATCACCCATATACTTGTCAATTGTTCCATTATTATTTAGTATTATCTTTGTTTGCATGTCAAGGAATTTGTTAATGAGTTCCACTAATCCCTCGGGGTCGTCTTGTTTCATGTAGTGTTCACTGATTGGAGTGAATCCACATATGTCCATGAACATGAATGTAAGTTCCTTTCTATCTCCACCTAATTTAAGTAAATCGGGATTCTCTGCGAGTTGGTCAACCATGTCGGGAGATAAATACTTTTGGAACTGCTTCTTAATTTCTTCTTTGAGTTGGTAGGTTGTATAGTATTGATTGAAAGAGGCATGACCGAAAACAATTAAGGAGGCAATCGATGAAAAGAAGGTATCGAAAAGAACGAGCTCTGAAGTCCAAATATAATAACTCCCGAAGATTTGAAGTCCTACAAGTGTTAGACTCATTATCCCCGAAAGAATTGTGGGAAGTTTGTAAACCATCCCCAATATCAATACAAGAACTGTCAACAGAAGAACAATCTCAAGCAATCCAAGATAGTAGGATTGTTGTATTTGAACTCCTGACAAAACGGTTTGGATATGGTTCGCTTGCACTTCGTGAGGATACAATACACCCACTGGAGTTGAAACTGGATTATTCAATCCCTCAGCAGTTAACCCCCATACAAGAATCTTATTAGTAAGATTTAGATTAGGTAAGTCTACTGCAGAAACCCGTTGGAACTCATTCCAATAGGTTACCATAACATCACTCGTTGGAGTGGTGGTAATAGGTTTGTCCCTACCCATTCGTAACCATTCAACACCTATCTCTGTAATTCTAGTTTGATATGAAGGTTGGTCTGATAATGCACGTAATGTCTCTAGTGCAAGAGAAGGATATACTTGGTCGTTTGCAGTAACGATTAAAGGTATTGACCTTGTTGTTCCGTCAAAGTTTGCAGTACCCGAAACACTAGGTGTTGCAACTGTAACTCCAACTCCATAAGTATTGTCCTGAAGAATCCTGATAGGACTTGATATTCCTGAAAAGTTCCACAACCAATCTTTTGCTTCACCTCCACCGAATGTAGAGTTACCTACGAATGGTGCAGAACCTTTTTGAGTTTGTGTTGTTGGTGCAGCTGATAAAATTGTTAATCTGTTTATCAATCCTTCTGCAAAAATCTCATCTTCTCCTGACTGTCTATCAGGTTGGTTAAAGAGTTGAGTGAAAACATGTGTATTAGTGTAATGAGTGTTAAGGAGTAAATCCCTATAGATACTACGTTTTATCGGATACTGTCCGAACACTTCAAGTGATTTTTCGTCTATGTCTACTAAGACGATGTCATCAACCTGAACTTTCTCCTGACTCTGATGAAGAACATCAAAGTAAGACCAAGTGATATTATCTACGAGATAGGGAGACCAAATCTTAAGTCCTACAAATACACCTATGGTGATTAGGACTGTTTTCCAACTATACAACTGTCGGCCAAGCAAAAAAGAATATGTATAGACAAATACATATCAATGAAAGACCAAGAAATGCAGACCAAATTCCTGACCACATTTTTCTTCTTCTTTTAATTCGATATTCGTTTACTAGTTCTACTACTCTTTTATCCATCACTTTCCCAATCCTCTATTGCCTTTCTAATTGAATCTTCTGCAAGAACACTGCAGTGTAATTTAATTGGTGGTAATTCCAATGCATCTGCAATGTCCTTATCCTTAATTTCTTTTGCTTCTTCTATGGTCAACCCTTTAAGTAAATCCACAAATAGTGAACTGGATGCAATTGCACTTCCACAACCATACGTTTTAAACTTGACATCGACTATACGATTGTTGCCTGGGTCTATTTTCAATTGAAGTTTCATTACATCACCACATGCAGGAGCTCCTGCCATTCCAGTTGCAACAGTTGGGTCTTTTGGGTCAAATCTTCCAACAGAGAATTGTTCGGGTGCATTGAGAACACCTTCGAATCTATCGATTACTTTCTTTGAATATGCCATACTAGTATTTATACACGAAAATGTTCTTTCCTTTAGTTCTATGATAATGTGCAGTACCTTCTTCTAATGCATCTTTAATCTTTTGTGCATATGGTTTCAATACACCATGTGCATCCTTTGTCCTAATCGTCTTGTCGTGGTATCTTCGGTCTCCATGTATGATAACTCTATCAAACTTAGTTTGTCCTATGTAATCGAAGTTGGTTGCTTTATAGATGATTCCCTCATGTCCATATTCATTATCTGCATAACTAACTACAGTCTTACCACCCCAATCCTTTTTAAGTTGTCTTAGGGATGCACCAATAAAAAAACTTTCAGTGTTCTTTGGAGTGTCATCAATGCAACAGAGTCTTCTAAGTTCTATTACATCCTCTTTGTTATCTCCGTATTTCATCCACTGGTTCATCATAGCAAACCTACCATAGAACATTGCACCTTTCATTTGTTCTTCGTGGAACAATGCATAACAGTAATCTGCAATACATCCGTTGATTGATTTTGAATAGTGATGAGTTTCTATGAAGTCTTTTATGTCTGACCTCTCGACTCTTTTGACCGACCAGTTCTCAAACATTAACTAAATTTCTTTTGTATCCTTTTGTACATATAATATATAGAGAGTCCGTAAGTTGCAAGTATTGTCATTGTGAATCCTATGTAGACCAACTCTATAGGTGTCAAGAAAAGAATTTGCCATACGAAATCAGATGCAGCTTCTACGTCACCCAAAGATTCAGGCATAACCATATCGTTTTCTTCGAAGAGGTCTAATATGTCGTCATACTCTTCTTCAGTTAGACATTCATAAAACTCGGGTGGACATTCTGATTTCATTGTTGTGTGACTGATACTGAACAACCAGTAGTTGTTTGACAATTTTGTGTTAGTGTATATGATTTGTTTGTTGAACCTTCTTGTAAAAGATTCAATATTGTTGGATAGTTTCCTTGTAGTGTAATTTGTGCATTATGATTTCCCGAACCCTTCTGCATGATACTGGAATCTGACCCAGTTGCACTTCCATAGAAATAAGTATGTGCATAATGTGAACCACTACCCGACTGGTGTATTTCGTGGTCTACTGAATTTGAGTGAACGTCTATGTTATGTGTATGACTTCCGTTTTGATATACATCTACTGTATTACTATTGCCCCATATGTGTCTACCATAAGTTGCACCACCACTTTGTTCTACGTTTTCAGTATTGTTAGTTCCGTCTACATCACCACCCCATGACTTTCCTGGCCCCCAGTAAGAGACCCAAGATATAGAGTTTCCATTTCCTGTTTGCAATAGATTGAATGTGTTTCCACTATGTGCAAAAGAAAACTTAATTTCATTATCATAACCTTGTTGTGTTATGTTGAGTTCCACATCTCCCGAGGAAACCTGCTCAACATGGACGTGGTTATCCCCAGCCCATGTTAGAGGTGTCAATAAAATTAATAATAAACTTTTTTTCATTAGATAATCCATAAAAATAATAATGTAAATACTACTCCCTTACTGAATGATAACCATAACATATGGTAATCGTCTAGTCTCATTGCATCTTGAAATCCAGTTAACTGAAATTCATGCCATTGACGAAGTTTCTCTAATATACTATTCATATATTTCTCCTAGTTTGTTTGTGTGATGGTAATATTTATAGACGAACCATCACCCACCTTAATTAGTGAACCTTTTTCGTCTGTAGTGGTTCTAATCGTTGCTTGTGCATAGATTGGGATTTTAATAGAGATAATTCCCTGTACTTCCCTGTAGAACCAAATTTGACCAAGACCCTTGTCAACAATTGTATTGTATTGAGAATCTTTATCAAACCCAAATGCAGTTCCTTCTATCCTTGCAACTCCGAAAGGGTCTGCCTTTCTTTCTGCATCAATACCAACCTTTCGGTCAATCTCTAAAACTACATCTAGTAAATCTTGTAAGAAATCGACATCTAATAAGTCTCTGTCGAGTTCTGTATATTCCAACTCATCATCTTCAAAGTAGTCCTCTTCTAAATCATTGAACTCTAGGAAGTCCACATCTAAAATATTACTACTATCATTTTCTCCACCACTGGATTCTTCTGCAACTTGTTCTTGAATCTCTTCGGGTGGATTGACAATAAACATGTTATCAATCATACTTGCATCAATACCACTAACCGTTACTGGTTTAGTAGGTGAATCATCAAAAGAAGATACCATTGTCGCCTGATATGCTTCATCAAGTGTGATACTTCCTCCTGCATTACTGACTATGATTTTTCCCGAAGGATTACCAAATTCATCGGGAAGCAATATAACCAATGACCTTCCGATTTCATCAATACTGGTAGTGAAATCTGTTCCAACCACAGCAATTTGTGCTGTAGGTGTCGACACTTTAATATTACTTTTCTTTATCTTACCACCGAAACCCGAAGCAAATCTTGCTGTTCCTTGTGCCATTCGTATGGCCATTTTGGATTTGGATGGGTCGGGGTCGTAATATACCTCGTCAATCCAAACCTTGGAGTGTTCTGTTAAGTCCAGTCGTTCTTCACCTTTGAACTCAATCTTCATTCTCCCATTCTGAGTTTGTGCTGTATCATACATCAACACATCGGGTTCAGTATTTGCACTGACAACAGAAGACTCTCCGTCTCTCTGAAGTCCTGCTGAACCTTTGTATTCTATAATCTCACCTATCGGTTCACCTTGAAGTGAACCAATAAGTAAAAGACTACTCGCCAGAATCTTTCTGAACGATATCAATATTTGCATTAGAAGTCACGAAAGATACATCAATAATACCACTACATGACTGACCACTTGGACAACCTGTAGTTCCACTTTTCTGAATGATATCTATATCATTTGAACCACCAGTTAAGATTGCAGTGATTTTGTTATCAGTTGCATCTGATTGGTTAGTGTTAATATCATTTGAATCTCCAGTAATAGTCCAGTTCCAAACTGCATTATCACTATCTATTTTAGTAGTGAATACGTTTGAATCTCCAGTTAACACTAAATCCCAGTTAAGGTATTCTGCAGATGCATCATATCCGACATCAATATCGAATGTATTTGAATCACCTGTCACAGTTCCTAACATGTTTAAGTTATCTGCACTACCAACATATCCTACGTTCCAATCCATTGAGTTAGAGTCACCAGTAAAAGTTAAATTTACTGTTGAACTATCTGCAAGGAAAGGCCCGAACAACTTATTGTTATCTCCGTCTTGTAATAATGTTAAACTGTTAGATGCACCAGTGATAATCATATCAGCAGATGTTCCTGAGAAATCATCTAAACCGACTTTGTTTCCATATCCCCTCTGAGTGAAGTTCAATATTAAATTGTCACCTGTCTGTTGTATCCAAATCTCGTTATCATCTGCACCAGCAGATACGAAACCAGTTAACCCTAATGATAAACATAATAAAAGAAGTTTATTCTTCATTTTGTTTTTCCTCTATATTGTGAAGTTCGTTTCTCCCATGAGTTCCATGAGGGTGACGATGTCCACTTTTTATTTCCCAAAAACCTCTATCGTGTCCTTGGTATATTAATTCTAAGACGGCAAGTTCAATTGCAGAACGAGTCGCTTTTGTGACTCCTTCGTTTTGTGCTACACCATCTTCTACTTCCACTAGTTGAGTATCCATATCCACGAACTTGAATACATCATACCCACCACCCGTGCTAAGAATCGTCTTCTTAGTTTGGACGTTTAATAATATTTCACCAGTAAGTGTTGAAATTCCTCTCAAACTTACAGTCACCACATCTCTCCTATAGGAGTTTGATGCACCGATGCCTAATGTTCTTGCACCTCGTCCACCACTTTCAATGTTAGTGTCATAACCAACTATCCCTCCGTCAAGAAGGATGCCAGCAAATAAAAGAGGTTGAATTCCTGTTGGGGAATCTTCATTACCTTCTTGATTTGCAAAGTCTTCTCTTGCACTTCGTATGATTTGTCTCTCTCTTACAAGTGCATCTAAATTTGTTCTCTCTACTACTCTAAACCATTTACCTTTTCCAGCAGTCT